GATGACGTTAACCGGACTAAACCCACCTGTGTTGTTGATGCGTCTTTAATACCAAGGTATGCGAGACCGTTTTTTGACGTTAATACAGGAGTCCATTTTGCTGATGGCGGCTGGCTACCAATATTTGCATTTTGTAAGGACTGATAAGATTCACCGTTATGTGTGCAGATCGAACCGATATGATATTCCTGTTCTGCATGCCACTCTGGAACCCCCATTTGGTGCTGATACGCAATGAACTGACTCATTGCATACATTGCCGCATTGAAGTCCTCAAGCGAGGGGTATTCGGAAGCGCCAACAATGCCCCATCCGCGAAGGAAAGATGCCGTAATTTGCGAGGTCAGGTCATCCGCCTGATTTGTTCCACCAAACACGGTTCTTTCCATTCCCTGTGCATCAGAGGCAAAAGCCCGAACATCTCCCTGATATCGTACAATCTTAGACATGGATTTTCCTCGAAAAAAAACCGCCCTGGTAGGCGGTATTAAACTTGCTGGCGAATCCTCTGGCCGAAGGGTTTCGCGAGAAACCGAATGTCAGACCAGGAGTCACCTGATAAAAATAATCGTATCGAACGCCCGCAGGTTTCGGCAGCAGGCCAAGCTTCACAATCAGGCGTAACTCTTCAACTGATACCCGCGGCGAAACGTTCAAAGCAAGCGTCATGTCTTTTCTGTCGGTCACGTAAGCTTCGCCGTTGAAAGCCGTCTGTATAACATCCTGCAGGCTGACCCGATCGTCTGACGCTATCGTTGCACCTGCGGCGTTTCGCGCAATTTTGACCCGAAGGAACCTGCGATACTCATTGTCAGCCAGTTGATAGTCACCATATGCCGGCGAAAACTTGCTGTAGAAAGGTGCGCCGACATACGCCGCATTAGATTTACTGTCGAAGCCTGCGGTATTCAGATGTCCGTCAAACCCGAAAAATACACGGGCAATAACAGCAGGCACACTACGGTGAAGGCCGACTATCCGGCCAATGACATCAAGCCGGTATCCGGTAACCCGGTCGAGATCAAAGTTATCTGGGTTACGAATAAAATCGGCGATGATTTGCCAGTGCCTGAGCATGGCCTGTATCTCTGATCTTGCTTTTTTCTTTTCCCAATATTGTTTGATGAGCATTAGCGTGTAGCGGTTAATGATGTCGTCATTCACTGGACCACCTCGTTAACGTCTATATTTTCCACACTCAACGTGAACTTTCCCTGAAAGCCTGGCGATAACTCAGCATCGGTGTAATCTGCCCCATTACTGCTAATTTGCAGATTGGTCAGCACAAAATTTACCCGTCCTACCCCATACCCATTCTCATAAAATTCATTGGCATCCACAGACTCACCAATATGCATGGTGCGTGATGCAAGAGATTTTTTGAGAGTATCGATATCTATCGGTTCGCTTTGAATCTTCCGGCGGGCATTAAGCCTGATATGAAGCGGCTTATAGATGGGCCGATCAAACTGAAGTTCATGGGCTATCAGAAATGAAGTGCCGTCAGGCCGAATCAGGGTCTCGGTAAAACGTCCGGTTATGCTGCCTTTCGTTCCCGTTCCACCGCCTTTCTGTTTAACCATCACCTCCACAATTTCTGAAATCGCTCCCCCCTCAACGACCAGCCATATTGAATTGGCCGGGATACCCGTCGTCGGATTATCAATTTTTGTGTCGTTCTCTCCGATATTCAGATCAATTACACCTGTCAGTTGAGCAACTTTAGCGAAAACCGCCCCAGTGCTACCTGTTGCCGGGTTCTCAAGCGACCGGTTCCGGCGTTGCCTGAATTCTTCAGGCGTTTCCTCATCCCGACCGACCACAACCGCGGAATCAGAGATAATGCTCACAATCCCTGGTTCTGGTGTGAGTTGAGTGAAGGTGTCGTTCACAAGCCCAGTAACTTTCCCAAAGTTTTGAGCAAAAAAGGTGGCTGTTGTGACGCCCGCCGGAACGGTCACGTCCTGTCGGATAGCCCAGACCTGATTTGCCTGGTCCCGTATCTTGTACCCGCTATAGAGAAGCACCGGCCTGTCTGTTGTGACTTTAAGGTCACGCTGAGACCGGGAGCCGGGGCGAAGGAAAAGCCCGTGAAGTTTGGCGATAATCTGCTGCATATCACCAGTATTAAAATCGGGGTCCATTTGGGAATAAAGCCATTGCAGCGCGGCTTCAATATCTGCCCGAGCCTGAGCTTCGATTGCCACGCGTTGACCGTCGGGAGATTCCTGGTCTAAATCGATATCCTGACCATAAATTCCCTTATATCCGTCGCTCAGTTCCTGAAATAACTCCCGGAGAGTGCTTGTCTCAAGGCCGTTGTCGCTAAACTGTAGTGCCATTCTTCAACGCTCCGTTGACCGGGAAGGTGATCGTCTGCTGGTCATAGACGGTCTCAATGCTGAGTTCGATTTTTTGTGACCGGGTGGCCTTATTGACCTCCATCGCCAGAGCGGTAATGCGCATAATCCCATCCGTCGCCAGCGTCACGCGCTCTATCTCCCGCAGAATCTCCTGCTCGGTGTTTTTCTCTGATAACAGGTAAAGCCAGTCGATGTTGTCATCCATGTTGAGAGGATTATCGTTTTTGAACGAGCGGATCCGGCATTTGGCTTTCTGCGCGATAGCAGCACCGCCAGTTATATAGTTTGCCTTCCCGCGCCCAAATCCCCAGTCGTCATTTTTATCAAGTGCTGAAACAATCATGAGATCTCCGTGACAATACCGTTGGTAACTGTGATTGTTTTCCCGTCATCGCTTCGAAATGAACCAGACACCCCAGACTTACCGCCTGTCTTTACCTGGGAATATTGAAGTACATTCAGAACATCGCATTCTTCCAGAGTCGTCTTACCATCTTTCTGGGTAATATTTCCTGTGAGGTTTAAATCACCCTCGTGGTCAGAATCCCCCTTCATCATCCTGTTCTTCTTAGGGATATTGATCGCGGTAGCCTGTGGGTTAACCCCACACAGAGCGAAGCCATCTGAATAATCGTGCATACGCATTTCAAGTGGTGAAACAAAGTCGCTACCCGCATACCAAGCGTCATAACAACGCTCAGAGATAAGGACGAGGCAATAGTCACCAGCCGCAATTGGTTCGGCGATATAACTATCACCGCCTTGCAAAATTACCGGGGGGACTTCAATGAACTCTGGGAGTTGCTTGCTGCTCCCTTTCACAACCCGATTGATAACGGGGACGCAACTGATTGTTTTGTCATTTACAGACGTTATTTTTGCGACAACAATGGTGTGAACATCGGCCAGAGCAAATTCAACACCCAGGCCGATAGTGTCGTGAAGTTCTTCGATCATAAATTAAGCCCATAAAAAACCGCCAGAGTGGGTTCAATGGATGGCTAGATAAATACTCATACTAATCGCCGTAGAGCGAACCTGCGCCAGCGTTTAATACTAAGGAGAGTCACTCATGGGATTCAAATTCAGACAGCGCATCAAAATTGCACCAGGCATTCATATAAACATAGGTAAAACAGGCATTACTAGCGCATCAATTGGTAAGGCTGGTGCTACCCTGAACGTTGGTAAAAAAGGGGTAAAGGCAACCGCAGGCATTCCCGGTACCGGTTTGTCTTACACGAGTGGAAACTTGCTCGCGGGTCAAAAGAACTCCACCGGTAAACACGCTGAGAACGTAGAGGAACAAGCACCTGAGCGGCTTGGTTTCTTTTCGGACTCAACGTTGTTAGAGGATGGTCAGGAAGATATTCAACCACCTCGCCCATTGGTCATGGTATTAACCCATAAGCAATTTAGAAAACTATCAACCGAGGAGAAAACGGCATTTAAAAATGCAGGTGGTAAGGTGAAGTTTTCAATAGGCGAGAAAATTTTTATTCTCACAGTCATTATTTTTGCTCTTGGCTGGCTTTCAGATCGTCACCCACCAGAAAAAACCAATTCCAGCGTAACGCAAGAAGTAAAATCTTCAGTTAACAACTGAGTAATTTCCGGCAGGCTGGCATACCACCTTCTGATACCAGGCTGCCCCGTTGTTCTGCCCGCTGGTTTCAATCTGGTATATCTTATAAACCCCGTTTAACGCGGGGTTCGTCACGCTTTCAACAGCGCAAAGCCCACCGATCACCAGCATAGGATTCAGTTTCGTATCGAATACGATCTGCCCTTTCGAGGATTTGGCTAAGGTACTCGAGTCAGTATCTTTTTTGCCTGCCGGATCCGTATCAGGCTCATTGGTTGGCATCTTGGCTTTCTTCCCCCCGTCATCCTGTGCGCTAATCTTCGTTGCCTGAGGCGTATTTAGCAGACCGCTACGCGCATTCACGACTGGAATGTTACCCGATGTAACCTCATTAGCCTTGAGGATGTGGACGCGCTCATCTTTGATGAAAAATGACTCGTCGGACGCAAGGGTATCGGTAAGAATTTTACTGGAGCTACCTACCAGAACCTTCGGCCTGATGAGTGCTTGTTGCTTCGTCACAGAGCCTTTTTTCGTGTTTGGCATATCCTGCAAGACAGAATCGACGACCTGATCTTTCCCGCGTACCGTGCGCGATGTGAAAGCGTTGATATAGTCGTGGCCACCGTCTTCACATTCCAGGCTGACGATGTGGATCGCCCCCTCACGCTTTACTGCTCCGCTTTTAACCGAACCCTGAAATACCTGGCGCAGCTTGCCGTCGTAACCAACCTCGAGTCGAACGGGGATATACTTCTCTTCATCTTCGGACTTGAGCAATTGCAGACGCGTGGAAGGCTTTAGCCCGTTGATGGACACACTCAGCTTGCCGAGTGACTTCTTGTCCACAGTTTCCAGCGCCTTGAATGACACGGTGATCGGTGGCTCGATAATCACTGCTTGATTGCCGATCCCCACCGTCAGCCGATAATCACGGTAAAAAGTATCCATCACGGCACGTCTCCCCCGCGAATATCAATCATCTCTTCCGGCGTGACCAGATACATTTCGATGCGACCACTGGCGAAGTCGTCAGCCCGATATGGGTCAATGCCGGAATTGTCAGCGCAAAGTAACACAACGTCGAAAGGCCAGTTCTTGTGCCGAAAATGTAGCGTCCCGAGGGACAGCTTCACGCCGTCGATGTAATCACCGTTGTACTCCACGCGCATTTTCCACATTTCAACCGTAGGCAGATAACGAATAGTGACCACAGCCTCACCACGGTCAAAAATCAGAACATGCCGCTGGATAGGTTCGTCAGTGATGTTGGTTATCGGATCCATACGTTGCTCTCATTAGAATAAAGATTTCGCCGCCCCTTTTAACGAGGTCATGACTGATTTTGACTGGCTGGTCCCGTTACTTTTTTTAGAATTATCAGCGGGCGTCTGCGCCCCCTTATTAGCAACGCCCGCCGTTTTTGATTTAGCAGCTGCCGAGGGGGATTTGAAGTGCTGCTCAATCGGTGCGGTAGTCAGTTGCGTGAAGGTGATTTTTGTAAAACTGGCTTCAAACTTAGTTTCCATCGTTTGATTGTCGGTACTGATGGTCAGGCCGCTTAACGCCATATTTTCATGGGTGCGATAATCCACCTCCACGGAAATAAGCTGCTTGCCGTAGTACACCCCCTCAATGAAGTCGAGAAATTGCTCGCGTATACCTTTAGCGCCACCAGTAGACGGGTTGCCCACCAGCCCAAACAGGTCGGCTCCTTTATCAGCCAGGCGTTTTGCCTTTAAGATGGCCTGCTCTGCGCGGTCGGCAATCTCATTCATTTTTTGCAACTGCTGCTGCGTCTTTGCGGGGATGTACTCCAGCACCTCACCATACTTCGAATAATCTGGCATCAGGCTAAAAGAAGAGTTTGGTTTCGCATCGACAAAAATATCGGCAACAACACCGCTGATTTTTATCGTCAGCGGGCCATTGATAATGTCGTCTGACGCGTTACTGCCATCCTCCAGCACGTCTACAGGAACCTGAGACGGGTATTCAGTAGCATCGCTCACTCGGGCAAACATTGAGAACCCGCCGATCCCTACCTTTTTAACAGTATCTTTGCCAGAAGATTGCGCCTGCATGAGGCCGTCTAGAATCCCCATTACCGACCTCCTCTGCCACTCAACCGGTTGGCATCCTTCATGTTTTGTTGCAGGCTATCTGCCGCAGTATTCCCGGCGACAACCGGATCGGATGTGTTGATGTGAATCGTGTTCTGCTGGCTGACGCTTGAATTGCTTGTCACGCCACCACCACCGAGTCCCACCGCAGCATTCATGCCGTAAGGAATACCACCAGGACTCATGCCGCCGTTACCGCCGCCGGTTACTCCCTGCTGCTGTTCATCCTCACCGACCCCGAAGAATGACTTTGTCGCATTCCAGGCATTTGAAGCAGCGTTGCTGATAATATTGCTGATGTATTCCCCCAGCCCAGCAAAGATGTTTTTCGCCCAGTCAATAAAAGCCGTGAATGGTTTTTTCATCAGTTCGACGCCGTTATCGAAGATTTTTACCACATCCCCCCATGCACCTTCAAAATCGCCAGCGACTAACTTCCATAGTGCTGAGAACATCAGCTTCGTGTTTTCGATGGCAGTAGTGAATACATCAACGACAAACGCGCCGGCATCGCCAAACACGTATTTAATCGCATCACCAACGACACCAAATGCACCAGTGATAAACGCTATAAGAGAATCAAAGATATTCTGCGCATCCTTCATCGCACCCTGAAAATCACCCGTAAACGCACCTGTGATGAGATGCCACACCATCCTGAACATGGAGGCAATCGCATCAGCAAGCGGTTTAAACACGCCAATAGCGTAGTTTATGAAAGCCATGAGCGACGCTTTCGCCTCTTTCAGTGCGGGAACAATATCTATTCCCCAGTTATCTTTGAAGAAATCAGCAATAACGCTTTGGCCACCTTCCATAGCCGTCAGCAAATCATCGATAACAAGAACGACAGCGATAATGGCGGCAGTGATCAGTACGACAGGAGAGAATATGGTTGCCAGCACCGCTCTAAGTCCTATAGCAGCAATTTTCCAGGCTACAAATCCGGTGGTAATAAGACCAATAATCGGCAGGAAGCGACGGATCATACCCATAACGGAGAAGATAATTTCCCCAAGATGGGCCAGCCCGTTTTTGATGAGATCCTTATTAGCAATGAGAATGTCCGTAAACCCATCCACCAGGTCTTTCAGTACCGGCACAAATCCGACGGCAACCTGAAATTTGATACCATCAAAGCCTTTCCCCAGCGTTGTCAGAGAATCGTTGTAGGCTGCAAACTGATCGGCCTGGTCTTGCGTGACAACACCAAGCGCCTCGGCCTTGTTCTGCAACGAAGATATTTCTTCGCCCGTCATGGATAGTAACTGCACCATGGAACGGTCGATACCCATCTTATCCAGAACAGAAAACTTCTCTGCCTGGCTCATGCCGTGCAGTTTGTCGGCCAGTTCACGAAATATCACATCGGAGTTTTTTACCTGCCCGTTCATATCCTTGAACTGAAGGCCCAGCCTTTCCGCAACGTCTTTCGCCTCCCCCTCACCGGTGGAAACGAACTCCCCCACTCTTTTTGTCATCTCACCTAGCGAAGCCTGCAACGCATCAACACTTGAGCCATTTACAGACGCCGCGTAACCCAGTGACTGAACGGTCTCGATCGCCACCCCCGTTTCCCGGGAGAACTGGACCAGCGGATCAATAGACTGACTGACAGACGTCACCCAGCCAGCAACCCCCGCAGCCGAACCGGCGATAGCGGCTCCAAGCCCGGCAAGCAAACCAATAGATGCTTTCAGATTTGCATTGAAGGTTTCCTGCGGCGCCAGATTACCGATAAAACCGAATTTGGTAATAAGCTCGTTAACTATCGCCATTCCGCGCCTTCTCCATCTCGTAGTGTTGAATGTCTGCGCTGATATTCTCGAACTCAAGCATGTCAAACAGCTCTGGTGTGTCTAATTTAACAAGTTCGTGATAGGGGCCGTATCCGGCCTTTGATAGCGCCAGATACATGCTCATGTCGTCGCTTATGTTCGAGGATTTAACGTAAATTTCTGAACGTCTGGAGCTTCTGAACGTGAGTTCATATTGCTCCCGCCCATAAAAGGCAGGCTGATAACCTGAAGCGCTGTTGTGATTAGCATGACGTAATCACCAGGGTAGGATTCGAAGTGTTCCGGCTGCTTAGACAGTTGCACACCGTCAAACAGAACGTAATCGAACATCAGGCGTTCAATTTCCTCAAATCGCTCTGAGTCCAGAAACTCAAGAGACTGCCGCGATAACTCAGAGGCAATGCCTGTGAAGAAGGCAAAAACCTTGCGGCGTTTTTTGTGTGTCATCGCAGCAAAGTCGTAGCGGTTGCCGTTGATTTCAGCAAAACCGTCATCGTAGACCGCCTTGATCATCTCGAGTGCTTTTTTCTGCTGTTCTTTAGACATATCTGACCTTATACATTACGCACGACATTGCGGTACTCAATGGTGTATTCCATCAGTGCGTTAACGTCCTGGTTGTTTTTGGTTTGCGTCGGTTGTGTGGTGATAGAACCGGCCTGAAGATCGTAGGTTTCCTTCAGTGCCGCGCCGTCGCGCACGAACGACTCTTTAACTGAGCCGTTAAAGACAACGGGGATCGCGGCGGTACGCTGCTGGTTAAGCCAGATATCATCGTTAGAAAATTTCTGGACACGTATCACCATCACATGCACCCCGGCATCAACACGCCCCGAGATTGTGACGCCGTTATTCGCACTATTGGCGCGGCTTGTAAGCGGATTGGATGGCGTCAGCGTGACGTAGTCCCCCGCAGCGATATCCGTGATGATTCGCCCATTCAGAACGATGGTCGCGGTATCTGCACTGATAACAATCTGAGACATTTACCGCTCCTTATTTATTGAAATTGATGATGATATCGGCACTGTGAACAGCACCAGCATTCTTCACTGCTACCTGAACAACCGGGGATTTGCGTTCCTGCCTGTCTGCGGTTGACTGGTCTTTCAGGTCACCGGCCAGCACGTAATACCCGTTTTGCTCGATATTTCGCAGAAACATATCCCGATCCCCGAAGAAGTCAGGCAGCGTCCAGGTACCCGGATTGAACACCCCAGCCTTCACAAACCCATGCGTGGTTTTCTCTACACAGTCCTCTAACTGATCAACGCCATAATAGGTTTGTGGGACTTTAGTCGGCGTGGTTTTAAGGAGGTTGAAGGAATCCGTCTGCACTGCGTCAACGTAGGCCATCAGGTTATAGACGTTGTCGACAAAATCATTAGCACCGCTCGACAGCACGCAGGGAACGTCTTTAATCGTGGTGTAGATGTCGAGACCTACACGCTTCGCTTTGTCGATCTCCGTCTGCTCATAACTTTCGGCCGGCACGTTCATCGTTTTGAGGTGCAAAGTGATTGCAGTGCGTTCTCCGTTGAAATTAACGGTATGCGTGCGCGCCATATAGCTAACACCAAATTTCCGGTTGCCTGTTTTGCTGTAGAGCATGCGGAAATTACTCTGGCTGGCGAGTGTTACCGCCCATGCCGGGTTAGTCGGATCAACTTCCAGAGCTGCCGAACCGGTAAATGTCTCATACACGATTACCGCGTTCGCTTTAGCCCATGAAGCGATCAACGGCACCTGCGCATCGAGAATTTTGTCGATGAAGGCCGCGCCTTTTACGTTGACCTGCGCTTTGAGTTTGCTGAGAGATTCCAGTTGTGTTTCCGGTGAAATCTCAGTTGATGCGCTACCGTTTACCAGCGAAGCGCCGGAACCCTCCGCAACCGCCAGCAGATCGCCAATAAAAGAGCCACCATCCAGCACTGTCGGATAACCAACAACAGAGTTAGTCCCTGTCGATTTGTTGGTAATCGCTATACGGCTGCCATCAAAAACAACCGATGCAACATCTGGCGTAATTTTCGCCTGGATTTGGGCGATGACATCTGCCAGTGTCGTCGCCGTCATGCCATTAATTTCAGTCACATCGTGCTTAGTGCCGTCAATCTCAATACTGAATGACCAGTCAGACTTCTCGCGTAACGCTGGCAGTACGACTGCCTGAGAAATCTCACCGCCACGCAGTACACCGCTGGTCGCAGGCAGCGTTTCCCCGGCAGCGTTCCAGTAACCGACGATCAGCGTGCCGCCCGCGGATACCGGGTTAGGACTGGTCCCGAAAAACACATTCGCAAAAGCTGCGGTGACTGAAGAAGCCCCCCAGTCCTGTTCGACAGCAGATGCGCTTTTGTATGAACGCCAGCGTTCAGCAGTGCTCAATACCCCCGTCTGGCTGGTCAGAATTGCGCAAACGTTGATGTTATCTCGCGCCGCCGCCCGTCCCTCTTCGAGAAGCGTCACATTAATGACGTTATTAATTGATGCCGACATTTACTTGTCCTCTAAAAATTGAAACTGCGGCGTATCGATGCGCAGTGTCTGCACGTCCCGCGCAGGGGCATACTGAACATTGAAACTCAGGTGAACACGATTACCGTGGGACTGCCCCAGGAATTGCCCCACATCGATGATGTTTGAGACGGCCATGATGGTGAGTGAATGCGTGCGGCGCAGTTCGTTCGCGTGCTGGCTTTCACTCAGCATCATGAAGCTTTCAGCGTTGACGTAAGCCTTATCCCCGTAAAACTCCAGGACAATCGCGTGGCTCACTGAGGCGCTATAAGTCATCACTTCCGCGTCACCATTAAAGCGCTGGCCACGGGCCAGCACTGATTGCGGTAGTGAGCCGTTTACCACGATATAACTGGTGGAAAAGTCGGACGCCTGCACGTTCCGACGGTCGAACTTGATCAGCTGTTCGTCGTAGTCCAGAAGGTCACGTACGAAACGCGCGACAGCTTTCAGATGGGGTTGTGTCATGGCGTTGGCACCAGTAGCGGGAGCCGGGTTTCCTCGGCGATGACAGCGCAGAATCCGTAATCCATAAAATCGGCCGGGGACACGACTTTGTAGTCCTTGCCTCCCTTCTCAATAAACTGACCGGTTTCAATTTTCAGCCGTGCATGAATCAGCAGATATTCTTTCGACCAGTCCAGGCTATCCAGCGTCAGATTCTCTTTGTTCGCACTTTGCACCACCGCCAGAATGTCCTGGCTGTTAACAGTCACGACCGGTTCAAAATCGATGGTGGTTTCAGTGCGGGTTTTGAGTTTTACAGGCTGTTCCCAGCCGATTAACGCGTCGCTCATATCAAGGTCTGATAAGTCGCTCACTTACGAACCTCCCACGTTATGGCACCACGCAGGGCGCCTGTATCAATTAACGGCGCAGACGATCCTTTAGCCTTTTTAGTTGCAGCAGTGATATCTGACCACGTGCCATACCCGGCAATCTCAAAGGCCTTCACGCTGATATTTCGCGCCGTCGCGCCTATCAAATTTAATGCGGTGTCAGCATCCATACGCCCGGAGCCTACGGCTTCACAGGCCTTTTCGATTGCCCGGTTAATTTCCGACTTTTTGAGGGTGAAAGGAGCGCGAAGAAAGGATCGTTCAGGAATCGTTATCTTGTGAGCCGCTGTAAATCCGCTAACCGGACCCATGAAGGTCTTGCGGGTAAACGTAGCTTTTCCACCGGTTGCCATATACCCCGTCCCGCCAGGGTGATCGATTTCAGCACCGAACTCGTGAACCGCCCCGATCTCAATTATCGATGTTCCGTCATCGTGGGTTTTATTTCCCACCTTGCCCGCTGGCAAACCTACGGCGACGTAATGGGTTTTCATCGCCTGAAGGTTCTTCAGATATTCCGTGGTTAGTCTTAAGGTTTCTTCTGGCGTCATGAGAAACACTCCGCCCTAACGAATCGCCAGCACGTGGACGCCCACCAGCTTACGTAACCTGATGTATTCCTGGCCGTAAGAACTGGAGGCATAACCATCGTGATTTGCACCAAACCCGGCATCCGGGGCGGAATACCCTAAAGACAATCCAGCCACTGAACGACTGGTTATTGACTGGGCAGTTTTGCCGCTGGAATTTCCGGAAGGGGTTAACGCACCTGAGGCATAAAGAAGATGTGCCGCTAAAGCATGAAGCCCTTGCTCATAGAGCTTGTTCCATACTTTGCGGCTCATCTGGTTTGCTGCATCCTGTAGCGCCCCTTCTATTCGAGCAGGGGCAACACTGGCGAACTCGGGGTAACGAACGGTGAATTCCATGCTACCCCCTGTGATTACTCTGCCGGAGAGGATTTGTAATCCACATACACCCCGGACTGCGGCTGTTTCCACATCGCGCCACCGAAGGCAGAGCGATAACCACACTCATAGGTCAGCAGATCACGCTGTCGTGCTGCCAGCAGTTCTGGCATATGCACTTCCATTTCGATGTAATCGGCTTCGTAGGTGTAGATTGCCAGGCGGGTTTTACCCGATTTGATACCTACCGCGTAATTGCTCGGGACTTTCACGAAAGTAATGTTGAAAGACTCATTACCAGAAGCCTTACGCAGCGCCGCCATAATGCGATCCATCGCCGCAATCGGGAGCAGGTCAGTACCCACAACAATCGGATTCGGGTCGAATTTCTGCATGGCGAGCATAAAGTCGCTGGCGTCCATGGCGATATGCGTTGGCTGGATACGATAGCCGGATTTGCGCCATGCCGCGTTATAAGCATCCAGCACCAGTTTCACGAACCCATCAGAGGTCATTTCGGCAATGGTTTTGCCTGACGTGTCGGTGATAAGCTGTACTTTCGTCCCTGTCAGCAACCCTTCCTGACCTTTAACGCCGCGATGGCCGACGTAACCGGCATACTGAATGGTAGCGAGGGCGTTGGCATACAGATCATCCTGCTTTTTGGTCTGCAGGTTGATGTTCAGACGTGCGATCTTCTCCAGTTCCTGCTGAGTCCAGGTTGCAGCTTTAGCCCACTGGCCAACAGGCGCTTTCAGCCATTCGATTTCACTATCAATGGTTTTCAGGCTGTTGGTTTTGTTACCAATGATGCCGTCTTTAACCGACCCGACCACTTCTGACACGCCGAAATCCACATATTCCAGAGAAAAATCCAGGCCGTCTTTAACCGGGAGGGCTTCACCGATGTTGATCTCTGGAAGTTCTTTTTCTTGCAACTGCATATCACGCTCAGTTAGCGCTTCCTGCAGCACTTCTTCGAAATCTGCTGATTCCATAGGCATTGGTTATGCTCCTTCCGTCTGCTGAACTGCCTGTTGTACGTAGCCCAGGGTGATAGCCACGCAGTTATTACCCGCGCTCACATCTTCCACCCAGAAACCCAAATCAATATTTCCGGCTGCTTCTGTCGTCACCTTTCCGGCATCGGCACCCGTCGCCACGATGTAAGCCGCCGCGCCACGAGTAAAATCAGCGTCATCGACTGTCAGCGCGCCGACGCAGTCGCCGTGAGAGAAATGCCCTACGTTGACCTGCTTGGTGTGCGGTGCACCTTCGCCGTAAATGTCGCGCACCACAATCCCGTGAATGCGTTTGCCAGCTGCGAGAGGCATCACGCCGCCGTCCGGGTTGACAGCTACGAACGTGCCGTAGGGCAATTTCGTTTCGGTCAGGTTCTCTTCCCCCCAGACTTTATCGTTAGAGCTGGAGGCGCGTTTGATTGAACCTGGTTTAATAGTGCCGTCGGCACCATCCCAGTCAGTAAATCCGAAAGCCATAGTTATTTACCCCCAAGGCGTTGAGTTGCGGTTTTAGTGCTTTTGTTCGCGGAGTCGTTAAACAGATGAGCACCGATTTCACTGCGTGGCTTCGAGGTGGCTTGAATAGCCGCATATGCCGCGCGGACTTCGCTGTCAGTCATTGCTTTGACCTCAGCATCGTTAAATGCTTTAGTGCTCACCAGTACGGCGGCACGCACGTCACGCGCTGATTTGGCATCATTGAAGCTGACTTTAGGGAAGCGGGCTTTCGCGTCTGCCAGTGTGGTGCTGGTTTCGTTGCCGGATTTCAGCTGCTCCAGTTCTTCTTCCAGCGCTTTAACCTTCGCTTTCAGATCGGCGTTTTCGGTTTCCAGCGCAGTGATTTTCGCGTCCTTGTCGTCACCACCAGCGGCAGGATCTTCATCGTTCGGCGATGGTGCCCCCGTCATGCCTTCCAGTTGAGTTTTAAGGTCAGCGAGTTGCGCCAGCACTTCCTGAGCCTTTGCCGTCGCCTCGTCAGTCCCTTGCCCCTGGAGTTCTGCCAGTGCTTTTTCCAGCGCGGCGATCATGCCGACCAGTTCGTCAGGAGTTAGCGCTGCACCGTCCGCATCCTTCAGTTTTTTGCCCTTCAGGAAACTCAGGGCGTCAGTTAATGTTTTGAACATCGGCTTACCTTTTTTGTCGTTTAACTTACACTGAGGCCCGTAGCGCCCCTCTGCCACGCCCGCGACATGATTGCCGCGAATGTTGATGTGGTAATACTTACCGCCCCTTTCCTCGAGTTCAGCAGGCTCATATCCAACGGATACTTCACGAATCCCCGTTTCTTCCAGCGTCTTAATTGCAACGGCATCCGTCAGAAAAACGTCGCAGACCACCTCACCACCCTCGATACGGGTATTGGCGATATGACCGGATGCTTTGTCTTTGTGGTCTGCTGCGGTGACTTCCCCGTCGTCGGGGTGCGTTATGGTGAACGGGAGGCCATTGAATGAAGCGAGTGTTTCAGGTTTTGATAATTCGTCGAGGGTGCGGACAACGGTGATTTTTTTGTTGGCATCGCTGCCAGTTAATCCCAGTTCGTGACCGTAATATTCAATCGGCCCTGCGCGGGTGATCGTCGCAGTGGTAATCACATACCCCTGCGGTGTTCGTTTCCACTTCATTGATTAATCCCATGAGACGTAAGGGAGGGCCAGACATCGGCATTGGTAATCCTCGCCGGGTTTACCGATGAATGCCCCGATGGTTGAGCGTTTCTTCCACGTTTTGCCGCCGTCGTCTGAGTAGACCGTCGGATCGGAGTATTTACAGAGCATGCCGTTTAACGCGGAATGACTGTCACGCTCCCGTTCGTCGCCAGTACCTCCCCACTCATACAGGTCAAGACCAAGAGCAACATTTCGCGCTTCAGTCAGGTCTGCGTTCAGTTTTGAGGTCTGGTCACGTGCGATTAGCCTGGCGCGGTTGCGGGTGACATTCCCGCGCTCCTTGATTATGTCGATCAGGTTTTCATGTCGGCCGCCGTCTTTCATGTTCTCGAAAACCTCCGCGCCGATATCGTGGATAAAGTCGGTATGGATGGAGGTGATCAGGTCGACATTGTCATTAACCGCCTTTTCCATTTCTGGCTTTATCGCGCCATCGCCGAGCATCCCGGTCAGATCAATCCCAAAAGCCTGAGAGAAAGTGCGCTGAGTCTGCTCTTTGTTCTGCAGGTTTGCCCGCGTAACGAATCCGGCAGAGAGTCGGGCGGCGACCTCCTGAATTGAAATGCTCGCTAATCGCTGCATGACTGCCGCAAGGCGCGCTGTAATCGACAAAGGAGTGGTATCGGGCGCATCGGTGAGTGTGGGCTTGTCCAGCTCGTCCAGGAGTGTCTGAAGCATGCTATCGACAAACTCAATCAGCCTGTCTCGATACCAGACCTCTGCACGCTTGCTGGCGGTTGGTGGCCGCATCCGTCGGCGTCGTGGTTTAAGGCGCCCCTGTTTGCGCTCCAGCAGCTGTTTCAGGTCCATGTGCCACCCCCTGCGACAATCGCCTTAATTTCTGCTTCGGTGACCGTCTTCAGTACGCCCCGGTTTATCATTTCCCTGATAGCAACTTCTTCCGTCAGGATTGAACCCGTTACCAGCGTATTAAATCCGGTGGCGTACTGGCTAAACCGGTTAGCTTCGTCAGCCTCATTAATACTGTCGATTGTCGGGTATTCGTAGGTAAGGCTTTCCGTTATGGCGAGTTTATCCAGCGTGAACTGGTCGGCGAAATCCTGCATTGGACGAAGCCGGGACTCCTGAAGTCCGTTAATCGTCTCGTAATAGGATTTATTGTCTTCCTCTCCGCTGCTGAACCCGCTGGCAGACTCACCAAACAGAACCGTTATGGGCCTGTCCAGAGCACCGGCCAGTACAATCGCCATTTTGCTGATCACATCCGACAGTCCGGTAAATTGCGCGTTTTTCTGCTCATAGCGCCCTTGAGATGTTGTATCACCAGCGTCAATTAGCAGCAGCCCGGTTGAGGATTTAGTTTCCTTCATCACCCTGGCGTATTCGCGCACCTGCCCTTCCTGACCCGCTGCGATCTGGTTATTCATGCCGGGGATAAACAGCACATCGACGTTTGCCTCCTGTATGGTGTCTCCGGTGCTGAGGATTGCTGTGTCGAAGGTTTTGATATGCTCATAGGGCGCCTGAAGGTCTGACGTGCCAAACTTTGCGCGATCCTTAATGCTGTGATTGCCCAGCTTTGTCCGGCAGCAGCGGGAATGATGAAACCTGAGTTGCTTCGTCCCGACATCAAGTTGATACGTCAGCGGCTCACCAAAACAGTCCGAACGTATGTCGGTGATGACATTACTGTCCGGCGTGTACTCCCCTTTACGGAACACCAGGAATTTAACGATATCTTCGCTCTGCAAATTGAGCGGCAAGGCTATCTGGTCATCAGCACAATCCGTGATAGCCACGATTAGCGAGTCACCCAACAGAGAGGCCCATCCCAGCGCGCTGTGAAAGACTGCGTTTAATTTCAGTTCTTTTTCAGCGTCAGCGATGCGTTTGGTTATGGAGCTATCGACGTCGCCCGAAAATTTACGGGGCAACTTCAGCATGTCGTCGGCGGTTTTGTTGATGTACTTTTTCACCACCCACGATTTTTTATACATCGCGAGAAGTTCTTTATCCGGCACATCTGGCCTTGTGCTGCTGTACCGTACCGCTCCGATCTTCTCGCCGAGCGAGGTCATTAAGCTAACCAGGCCATCATTCAGACGACCAACGATATTTTTTCTCGTCATTACATGATGTCCAGTGGGCTGAGTGTTTTTCTCTGATACAAATCGCGTAACCCCTGCGTCATTGCATCGACAACGTCATCGTTCGCGCCAACAGGGAACGTGGTAATTTCCTCAACCGTCTCGGTGATCCACGGAGCGATGTCTTTATGGGGAAGGAAAACGTTACCTGCTTCCCATACAGCGGTGATCGCATGCGCCCGGGCGACTTTGCTGCCGTCCGGTTCAACGGGAACGAGTCCTGCTACGGTGCTTTTCAGTGAATCAATAACCGCCGGGCCGTTGGCTTTATCCTCCACCAGCTTGCGCAGGCCTTTGGGGTATTCGTCGGCCATGCGTTTAACGGCTTTGAGTGTTGCGGTAAAGCTCATGCGCGCGCGCACCTGGTGAAGCAGATAAGCATTGGCGCCTTTTTTCCCCCATACCTGCCCGACAACGTAGTCGGTGCCCTCGCTGTCTTTGAAGGTCATATCCCAGCTATGGACGACAATATCGAAGTTGGTCGGCAAGTCTTTCGGGAGGTAATACTTGATCCACTCGTCTTTGAAGATTGAGCCGCCGGCCTGTTTTGGTGACTGCTGATACATCGCAGACCAGAAGTAATCCCCGAGAATGGTTTTGGTTTCGAGCAGCTTTTCTTTCGGGTGCAGTTCAGGCACCAGCGCTTCACCCTGCTCGTTGATTGCAGGGAACGCCAGCACCTTAGCGCGCGGCGTGATTTCCACCACACGCCCGGATAAATCATCTGTCGCCCAGCGGGTCGCCATGATGATTTCGCCGCTGTTTTTCGACAGACGCGTTTTAAACGTGGAAACGTACCAGTTCCAGATAGATTTTTTGGTCGTCGGGCTGAGTGCTTCTTTGGCGTTTTTTATCGGGTCATCGATGATACCGAGATCGATTTTCTTACCTGTTAACGGGCCGCCTACGCCCGCACAGACATACGTTCCCTTATGGTTGGCTATACCGAATTCGTCAGTGTTACGCTTTACGGCCACACCATCAGCCGGCTTATTTCCCAACCAGGCACCCGGAAATATGTTGCGGTATTCCGGCGTGGACATAATGCGCTGAACATCGGCGTTCATGTCCCCGGCAAGGTCAGCGGAGTACGACAAAGCGCCCACGCGCATTTCAGGATATTTTCCGAAGAAATACGCTGGCAGGTAACGCGAAACGATATCCGATTTACCATGCTGCGGCGGCGCACCGAGAATCAGTATCGGGCGCAGCCCGTTCATCATATCCAGCAGGAACTGATCCAGAGCGTCGCAGACCGTCTGAGAGAACTTGCTGGTGATGTATTCGGGATTAATGTACTGAATGAAGTCGTGGAGGCTTGCCCGCGCATTGCGTCGTTTGAGTAACTCGGCCGCTGCTTCCTGCTTACTTACCAGCGATAATTGCGGCGAGCTGCTCATCAGTCAGATCCTCCGCGCTTACTGTGTGATTATGCTGTATGGGCTCACCATTCGGGCCTGAATGTTCAAGCTTCTGCTTGTTGCTATATGCCTCGCCAACTTCTTTCGCGGCCTGTTCGAGGAGTTGGGCCGTCATACCGATATTTTTCATATTCTCAGCGGTCATCGACATCCTTTGCAGGACACGCAGCCGATAGGCTTTATTGGCGATCGGGATATCGGAAATTTCATTCTGGAAGCGTTCGCGAGTTGCGTTGAAAAGTTCGACCCACTTTTTTGCGAGCGTCTTACCGCTGGCCTTCGTGGGGTCGTGAGATTCAGCCTGCTGGCGGGTGATCTTGATCCCGAATTCTTTTTGGACAGCCTCGACCACCTGCGATGGCGTGTCATAGCACGCAAGCGACTGAATGATGAAGGCTTTCACATCAGGTTTTAATGCAGCCATAAATCACCATTCGTCTTATACAGTCCAGTATTTAAGCCAGTTTCAGCATGCACGTCCCGCACGCTCTGGCGATGTTAAGTTTTGCCACCTCTGCAGGTTGATTTGCTGCGTCCACCAGCTCTTGCACGTCGGCACTCGCTCCGTATCGCCGAACCACGCCAACGAACTCTTCAACGTCGTGGCCGCGTAGGTATAGCTTTGGCAATCCGGAATCGCGGTAGAACTTCGGGGAGCCGAATTCATCGGTCTCCTGCGCTATGTGGTAAAGCTCATGCTCTACCAGCGCGCAGAATTCCAGGTCAGAGCATTGCAGGCAGAAGTCACCGGCCAGCGTGATAATGAAGTCCGGTTTATGTCCGAACCACTCATGCATCTGCTGTTCCATCCGGGCTTTTTGCCATCCACCAGCACGCATCATTACCTCTTCGGCCTGACCGAGAACGGCTCGCCCTTTTTTGGTGAATGCGGTTGCCGCCCACAAGAACGCTATATCAGCATCAGCGAGGTGTGCGTGGTCAGGGTTATGCAGATGACCGGAATCGGCGATGATTTGCTCCTGCACCCATTGCCATACACCATCAGCAGGAGCTAACCGAATGTACGGAGCGAACTCTCCGACGAATGCGGATGATGGCAGCGGGCGGAGATCATCTTCATTCGCCATGGTTATCTTCCTGAGGTTTGGCTCCATTAAAAAAGCCCCGCATTAGCGAGGCTTAAGACACTGATGAACATTAGTTACTTCAACTTAGCGAGATAGCTGATAACCATATCCAGGCTTACACGATCCTGTCCATCTGAGTACCAAGTATTAGGGGCTGGCTGATTGGCTTTGTACAGGGCATCAATGTTTAGGTTGATGTCAGTCACTTTAAAATCTCGATCATCAGGGTCAAGCTTTGATGAAATGATCTGACAGGAGCCTTCAGGTACTTTTTTGTGGTAACCAAGCTCATGGTTTTTACAGTAAATCTCGTACTTGATGGTAGACCCATCGTCCGTTTTCAAAATGAAAGAGTGAATTAAGTGCTTCATGAAAACCCCCACTATTAGTGTGAGTTATCACTTTAGCATTATCACAGGCACTCAGTGAATGCCTGCTGTAATGCCTGGCTATTTATCTCAGGAAGAGGTTGGCTGCATACTCGCCGTCAACGAAGACATCACATTCCTTTGCGTCACGGGAAAACTTACAGCGGGCCATAACTTTTTTACCCTTATAGTCGCCGTTGTATACGTTCGTGTAGCTTTGGGCGAAAGCGGCCGAAAGACTTTTATCCTGGTTAAGGAATGAATCATCAACAACCAGGACATCATTAACCCACAACTTCAGTATTCCGTTTGGCATATTGGCACTAATGAGCATCTGCTCTCCATTGGGAGAGCGATAAGGTTGCTGTGCAGAATAGTTAGTGCATCCTGCAAGCAGGAGCGCAGAAAGCAAAACGGTAATACGCTTCATGGACATTCATTCACCTAAGTTAAATTATTGATTGATATGGTTTTAATATCACTAAAAATTAAACTATCAGCGCCTGGTTGTACACATGAAAATTGTTGTTATTTGAAGCTTAGCAATCATCTAATGCACTGCTCACGCACATACGCTTGCAGGCCTGTCAGTTGGCTGGTGATGGTTTCGATTCGCTCTCTGAGGGTGAAATAATCCCGTTCAGCGGCGTCAGTAAGTCGGGGGCCGGTTGCATCATCCAGGCCGGTGGCGCTGGCCGTTCCGTTCGCGGGACAGGTTGCGTTGAGCTGCAACCGACGTTTGCCAGCAGCAACATCACGCTCAAGCTGATCGATAGTGGCTTTGGCATCAGCCAGTTCTCCGGTGTATTTGGCATCCAGTGCAGCGACATCACGCTGGCGGGTCTGCATGTCTTTAATGGTGGCGGTCGCCAGGAGGAGTTTCTCAGTGGCCTTATCGCGCTGGTCTCTGTAAGTGATGGCGTTGTCGCGGTAGTGGTTCACGAAGAAAGCCAGTGCGCCGATTAACGCCAGCACCAGCAACTGCAGCCAGTAACGCTTAACCAGTGCGCTAATCATGACAGGAACAGAGCTCGCTCTGCCTCCCGCCGACGTGTCAGCCCATTCAGCACCTTCCCACCAGCTTTATTCCAGCGCAGGAACTCATCGGCTGCACCAGCGTAATCTCCGGCGTTGAGTTTTCGCAGGAGAGTCGATGTCGACAATGACCGCGCACCGAGGTTATACGTGAACGACACCAGGGCATCGAATTGCCCCTGAGTCAGGCCAACTTTAACCAGTCGTGACACGTCACTTTCGTAACTGACCATTCCTGTCTTCAGCAGGCGTTCTGCCGTTTCCTGCTTAATTGTCATCCCGGCACGGATTGGTTTCCCGTCGACGGGCTGAGTCCAGCCATAACCGATCGTCCAAACGCCGACGCTGTCCTGATAGGCAGTGAGCTTGCAACCTTCGAACTCTTTGATCAGGGCAATGCCTTTATCACTGGTTTGCATTCTTCATCCCCGTCAGTCGTTCCCAGAAGTACGTCAGTGCCACGGAGCCCATCGCCCCGCTGATACCAGACGTAACCAGAATCATGTAAAGGCTCAGCCCACTTTCAACGCTGATCAGTCCACCAATGAGACCGGTAAAGCCGGACACTGCAATTTGTGCCAGCGCGTTGATCCAGCTCCAGGTGGCTTTGTTCTGCTTAACGTCAATAAGGTATCGGACCAAGCCGCCCCAGCATGACAGAGCAAGGACAATCAGCCATGACACTCCGGCAATGCTTTCTTTATCTTGCATACGTTTAGCCATATCACCTCCGAAAGAACGGGGTGCTGTTTGTAGTAAGGGATCAGGCCCTCGGGACGATTTAACAAGAAGGCATGTCGATGATGATTCCCGTGAGCCTGAAAACAAAAAAGCCACCCTTAGGTGGCTTGTGAGTGTACGAAGTCCGGATTCCTTTCTTCGCTTTTAATAGAGCGTTATCTTCTTTCAGGCTATCTACTTGGTCTCGCAACCTTTCAAGTTCTTTCTCGGCTCTGTCACGGTCACGCTGAAGACCTTTTATCACTTCGCCTTGGGACGCCTGTACTTCTTTGAGAATCTGGACGTTAGCTTCGGACTCATCGACAGTGTCGATAATCCTAACAGCAAAAAACGATACGATAGCCATAAGCAGACCAACCATCGTAGTAAGAATCCAGACCTTCACACCGGAAGCAGAATTTTCAGAGGCTTCTATAAGAAATTCCTTATGCATAGTAAAAATACCCAACGCGCGGCCGCGACGTTAGAACCGAGGGTATTTTAACTACATAAGGTTATGAAGATCTTCGAAAAAAATGAGATGGTAATCTGTTTGGTTATTTAATGAGCGAAAACAGCCAAAATCCCCATGCAGGGATGATAAAAAACGTCATTGTGTAAACGACTGCGGGCTGTAATTTATTCAAATTAAATTTCCTTAGTAGGGCTCTATGTGTCCTACAACATCCAACCTACCGAAAGACATTGATTGATACAAGAGGAAAAACACTACTTTTTATTCAAATTAGGATCGGTTTTGTATCCGATGGCGCGGCATTATACGGAGATAACCCAAGTTATCAACATGAATTGCCCTCATTTGCACGCAAAATGTGCTGTTTCTTCAAAAGAATGAACAGTTTTGATGGTGAACAGTTATCAACGCTTACGTTTAAAAAACAAACCATTAACACGCACAATGATTCACAGTTCAAAAAGTTCACATTTATGACCGCGAGATGGTACACAAGTTCAAAGAATTCACTTACTAAAACAAAAAGCCCAAGGCGTTAACCTCAGGCTTGAAAACTCATTTACTGCCAGTGCATACAACAATGGCACAATATCAGATTTACACGAAATATATGCTATTTAGTTCATTTCTGCAATACCTTGCTGATAATTTGCTGCCTTTTGTTGTGAACGTGATCGCGAAACATGATGTAGTGACTGTGAGTCCAGCCTCTTATACAAACTGACCATTGCATCGTAATGTTCCACGTAATTCTGAGACCAGTTTGTTTTATTAACGCCCACCAGCGCAGCCAGATCGCCATACTGATACACATCCCTCCCAGCTAACTCGTTTTTCACATCCTGCGCCGCCAGCCATATCAACTGACGCAACCGCTCGATAGTCTTTTTCGCCACCCTCTTCCCAGCCAGTTGCTGGCTGAACTGTTGCCAACCCCACTGAGTGATTTCAACCTGATAGCACCAGCGCACATTCTCGCTGTAGGTCCAGAGCAACCATGCTCTCTGATGGTCTTCCAGAGACAGGACAGCGCGGCGCCATGATGCGGTGCCGAACTCTACCGGACTCACCAGCGCGATTGACGAGCCCTTGGCGCGTGACTGACTGCCGCTCATCGGCGGGCCGTCTGGGTTAACCATGCGCTTTTTCTGCGCGTCATAGACTTTCTTCCGCCCCCGGCTGCGCGCCGTCGCGGTGAATTGAGCGTTCTCGGCGAAAGCGACCAGCTGCCCTTTCGTCGCCCCGCTGAGGTCTGCGGTCGCCACAATGAGCTGCTGACGTACGTATTCCAGTTGCTGACTGTTCATGCGGCTTCCTTCTGTGGCTGGTTGGTTTTGGTCTGGCTGTGCTTTGCTATTGGCGGCAGGTTGGCGCGCTTAACGCTTTCGGCCTGATATCGGGTTATCTCGTCTCTGGTCACGGTGCGCACTCCCCGATAATGATCTGCCCCTTCTCTCCCCAGACCTTTGTGATGCGGCAATCCCAGATGTGAGCATCATCCTCATAAAGCGCATCCATCAGGGCTTTCAGCATGTTGTCGCAGTCTGGCTTGGCCTGGTGGGGCTTCCCGGCGAACTCCGCTCGTTTCTTCTTACTCCAGCTTGGTGGCATTGGTAGGACGAATGTCACATGTGATCCGGATTCAGGCATGGTCAACTTGCGCAGGCGGACCTCATCGCAAAAAGCGCGGTAACGCATTACAGGTGGACGCTGCTTCCACTTATCCGCGCGGGTCATGCGAGGCTTGCCGATTGGTGTGATGTCGTAGATTTTCATGCAGGCACCACCAAGCCACGACGGGCAATCTGAATAATGGTCAGGACGATGGCGCGATCCATTAACTGGCGGCGCTCGTCACGGCTAAGCCCCTTCCCGTTATCAATCTCTGAATGGCAGGTGACACAGATAGCGGCGGTGGCGCAGTCGTCTGTCTTCATGCCAATTCCCTTACCTTCATTGCGGTGTGCTACCTGTACGCCCCACGCTCCGCAAAGGACGCATTGCTCAATCTGGCCGACTGCGGCGAGCCACTTCTTGCTGCGGTAGGTTTTACTCATGGTCACCACCTTGCACCTGAACCAGCGTGAGGTTTCCGCAAAACACCGCTCCTGTGTCGATGTACATCTGGTTGGCATACTTCAGGGGCTGGCGCGCAGGGGTGTGGCCGAAGATAAACAGATCAGCACCGGCTATCGGCGAGACAATGCCGCCCTGAGCGTCGCTAACCCGCTCACGATTCCAGATGACCATGTCTTTCGGGACCGGCTTGTCGAACGCATATTCGTTATGCGGGTAGTCAGCGTGGCAAATTACGATTTTCCGATCGGAGGTAACCAGCTCGATGATGAGTGGTAACTCAGCTGCCTTGTGAACCAGAGCCTTAGCCAGCACCTCTTTGTCATAGTCGAGATTGAAGAACCAACCGCCACCGTTTACCAGCCAGTGATTGACGTTTCCATACTCTGAAAGCCCATCAACCATCATCTGCTCATGGTTACCGCGCACTGCCCTGAACCACGGCATAGTAATCAGATCCAGGCACTCGACGTTTTCCGCGCCGCGGTCAACAAGGTCACCAACCGAGATCAGCAAATCACGCGCAGGGTCGAACGAAACCTTTTCGAGCTCATTCATCAGCCGCGTGTAGCACCCATGCAGATCGCCGACGACGAAGATATTGCGCCAGTCAGCGCCATTAATTCGTTGATACATGCTCATGCTGATTTTCTCCTCGCTGCGAGACGCAGCCATTTCTGATCCACCAGGCGGGCGGTGTAGTCTTTCAGGGTCGGGATATCGTGTTTAGTTTGCTGGGTAAAGCGCCGTCAGCGGCGATGCAA